CACCCGTCCACGTAGCGAGTCGTAAAACTCACACCCATGTAGGGCGGCCTCACGCAGGGCATTCGACATCCCCACGCACGCCTAATCCTAAGCCGACAAGGTGGAATCGGCATGTATGACGAGCATCTTAGCTATCGTTTTCTTCGAAATAGGCCATTGATAACGCCCCAACTCCTCATCCCAGACTGGGGAACGCTTCAGAAAACTCACCTAAGAAAACGGAAGAGATGACGACCCAGAGTCCTTAGCGGCGTTCGTCACCACCAGCCCCAACTCATCCCGAAAAATATCACGGGAACTCGGATGCAAAACGACCCCAGGGGCACGGGTACGCAGCTTGTCATCCCCGTAGGTCGCAAGGGCTACGTCGCGCCGAAAGTGAGGAATCAGAGGCAGTACCGTTCTCGACAGTAAGGCGTCAGTGACAAACTTCACACAGGTCTCCAGCAACGCTGACACAAGATGTGGACGATGGCGATAATAGGCATAACGATCCTGGACTGAGCCAGAGCCACCATTCACCTCAACGGTAACTCCCTACCCAGACGGATTCCACGCAATGGAAACGACGTCCCCTTTAATTTCATACTAGCAATACTTCAAACCATTCACAACCCCACTGACAACCGGAACATCAAGTCCAGTTCCAGACGCCATAAGGACAAATACCAGCGCAACGGCATCCCACATCTCCCAAGTAAAACTCTTATCGAGCTTGGTAATGTCCTCCTCATCCACCTCCGCTAACTCAGGCTGCACAGACTTCAGATGGTTGACCAGCCGAGCAGAATCACTCCCAGACATGTCTATCCCAACAGCGCTCTCGAACTGCTCGAAGTAACGCCGCATGAACATTGCGAGAGGTCCGAGGGTTCGCTTGACCCAAATGTTTGCGGACGATGGAAGAATATTGAAAACTCGCGCATCCTTGTTGGGCTTAACGGCCTCATCCTTTAAAACACAACGCGCAAAGAACGCAGGAATCTAGCGCGCCTACAGAACAGACTCTATGTCGTCGGAGATCCGCGCCATATCATGAGAGATGTGTGCCACATCACCAGTACGGGCATAGTGATTGAACTTTTTAACATTATAGGGTGGACCAGTGGACGTCTTCGAATTTATCGGGTTGACCCACGTGCCAGGAATACCAAGTAGCGCCTCACTCTCGCTCCAAAACCTAATTCCATCAGTCTCCA